GTGTGTTAAGGTATTATTAAATTTGATTTTAAAAACTTGGCCTTTTTTCCACGCTGATGTTGTGTCGTCAATGTATATATTAATATCTCCAGAAGCTGTATTTGAAGAATTAACGTGTATATTAGTTCTATTTGTAAATGGCTTTAATCTCATCCAAATTCCAAAATTTGAAGTTAAGTTGGGATCAAACACATTTAATGAATCGATTTTATTAGTTACAACCCAATTTAAAAAAGATGCAGTTGTAATATCAAAAAGATATGGATCATTAATATCATATCCATTAACACTATTAATTAACTTAATTTTATTATTAGCTGATTTATCTAATAGAATACCATCTCCACCTTTAATAACATCAATATTATATTGTACTGAAGTTGGAATAGTACCATCTAGCATTTTATTAATTTTTAAATTAGTAGACTGAATCAACTTAAGTAAAGATGAAGATTCAGACATATTTAATTTTGCATTAATTAAATCTTGTTCAACCAATTGAATTTTATTTTTAACTTCTGCAATATCTGAAGAAGTTAAAATAAGACTTTCCATATCAGCAACTCTTTTGAAAAGTTCTAGATATTTGTCATTAGCCTCTTTTAAAAGTTTTGTAGTATTATTTAATGATGATACAGTATCTAAAAAGATGTCCATACCAAAAGTACTAAAATCATTAATATTATTTTCAACACCGACGTTATCCATCGATGAATTAAATTTAACATTAAGTTTTAATGAAAACGCATTACCGTTTAAACCAGTAATATCGTTAGGTTTATATTTAGTCTGAGAAGGAATAAACCAACCAGAACCATTTGGATCTTCTTTAAAATTATCTAAAATTAAGATACCGTATAAGTTTGTAGCTTTATTAACCGGTGTAGATTTAGAATATAAATCATAATAAACTAAAATAGCGTTAAATGTAAAATCTCCACCTCTTTTTGAATAATCAAAAATAGAATGTAGTTGTGTATCATTTACAATTTTAGCATAAGACTGTGGATCAAAATCAATACCCAACGCATTTTCAACTCTAGATACTTCATTAGGATCTATGCTAATTTCAGAATTAGCATCATCTGTAATTGAGTCTAAATTTAAATTTACATCAGGATGTGTTTGTCCTATTCTTCCTTCAATAAAACCACCGGGTGTATATTGTAATGAATTTGTATTATAAGTTCCAGATTTTAATAAAACATTAGGCGTATAACCTACTGCAGAAGGAACATTAATAAAGATTTCATTATAAACATCACCTTTATAATTTTTATCATTAGAAACATCTATATTTCCAAGATACTTAATAACTCTTTCGTATTCGGCTCCTGTTTGTACAGAATCATCGAATTCAATAACTCTACTCAAAGAACCGATTGATTCTTGTGAAGTGGCAGTTCTTACTTCAAATGCGCCAATTCTATTTAAATACTTAAAAAATATTTTTTCAGCATCAGATGCTAAAATAGTTGAATCAAAATCATCATCATTTAAAACCAACTGTTCAAGGTTTAATGCGTAATTTTGAAATGTTTGTGCAAAATGAATATTAGCATTTCCATTAGCGGTTGTATCGTTATATGATACACCAGAGGCATCAAATAATTTATTAAATTCAATATAGTTATTGGTAGAACCCAATGAAGGAACAGTCACAGCCGGTACTTTAATCAAAGCAAACTTTGAAAATTCAAAGTTTAAATCTGGATTATAATAAGATCTAGTCAGATCTCTAGCTGCGTTGGCGAAAGCATATAATGTGCCGCCTTGTTCTTGTGGTATTCTAATTAATGGTGTTGCCATTTAACGAAAAGTCTTTTATGTTTATGTACTATTAAAGTATTGTAGCTAAATGATTAGCCGAAACGATGTGCCAGAAACCTTCTGCAAATCTAACATTTATAGTTCCTTTATCTAATAAAGAAATTGATGTTGCACCTGAAACATTAGTCACACTAACGGTTAGTGTACCGCCAGCTGAAACTATCATAATTTCTTGACCAGCATCACCAATATTTAAATTAACATTAGAAATTGATGAAGAATCAATGACATATGTCGCATGAGCAAATGCATTAGCTGCAGGTAAATCTGTTGTACCAGTGATAGGTCCAATTTTTCTAATAGAGTATATTACATCAGCGCCCGCTGTTAAAGTTTCATTTACAATTACAGGAACTGCTGAAGTTACACTAGTATTATTAGCGATAAATTTGTTTGTAGCCACATTTAATGAGCCAAATGCTGCTGCGCCAGCTAAAGTAATAGTTTCATTAGCAGTGTCAAGTACTCCAGCAATATCAGCTAATTCAGCATTGATATTAGAGAAATTGTCATTGATGGTTACTCTAGACGAAGAAACGCTGTCAGTACCTAAAATTAAAGTTATGTTTGCCATTTTTTGAACAGTTTATTTATTGTTTATTGTGATCTTTCACGTATTATTGTAATATATATCATCTTTAAATTCGAACCTGGAAATTAATCTAAACAAATACTCCAAGTTCTTCTGGTTTAACAATAGAAATTATATTTCTAGAAATTATATTTTTATTTCCATTACTATCTATTAATTCTAGTGTAAGCTTATAATCTCCTCTGGTATTAAACAAATATGTAAACCATTCGTTATAGATTTCAACATCTTGGACAGTATTATTAGTCAAATTAGTTAATTTCCATTTATATGAAACTATACCTGGCATATTAGATTTATCAAAAGAAAATGTCATATGCGTCATTAATGTAACTTTAGCATGGTCATTAAAAATTACAACATCGTTCCACGTTGGATTATATGCTGTATATTTTACAAAACCATCTACTAAACCATGTGAAGGACTTGTAAAATATACAGATTCGTAATCATAGCTAGATGAATATTCTTTAGCAACAGCTAAAATGTATAAACATTCATCTACTGTACCATCTCCATTGTTATCAAATAAAACCGCATTCCAATTAAATTTAGAAAATATAGGATTAGTTTGTGGTGTTAATGCATTTAATTCATTTGCAACATTTTGCCATTCTGATACATTATTAGTATCCAATGGGTACATTGTTTGAATTGCATACGTTTCTGTAATATATGTTTGTGTTCCTGGATTTCTCCATTTAATATTTAAAGAACCATTAGAAAATCCATCCATTTGATTAATATGAATCTTAAAGGATGCTGCTAAATCTGATCCAACTCTAGTTGAATCCCATGTAACATTTAATGAATCATTCCATGTGTGATTTTTTAAATATTTCCAAACGTATGGCCCAGTAGTTTCGTTAAAACCAGTAGAAGTATTAGAATCTAAATATCTTCTAACTGTAGAAAATTGTAAACCAGCCGCTTCATCGTGTACATAATTAGCTCTATCTAACGTTAAATACCAAGAAGCTAACATTTCATCCATTTGAATTGGACTATCTTGAGAAAAATCAAAGAATCCACCTGCTAAATCCCATACATATTTCTGGTCATTCCATGATGTTTTATGGTTTTTCCATTCATACATGCCATATATTTCTACAGCTTTATTTTCTATTATTATCTCAGAATTTTTAACTGTAAAAGATCTAGCATTATATAAATCATACATATTTAAAACGACATTGTAAGTTCCAACATACGGTAAAACTAATGCCATATTATAAATATCAGCAACTGAAGCTCTAAATATTTGTTCATAATTATTCGGTCCAGTAATAATCCATTCAATTTCATAAACGTCTCTAGACCAGATATTATCCCAATTGTATATTGAGTTACTATTAGCATCTATTAATAAGTGATTGTTTAAATCTATTGGATTTGTGATATCGCTATGTAAATTAATATTTCTATGAGAATTTATATCATTAGACGCTAAGTCTACATCGTTCCACGTATAATCAGCATCAGTATAAATATCATTAAGTGAAGTTGCTTCTAAAACAATAGGACAACCGATAGGTACATTACTTAAAGTTGGAAACGTATTTAATTCTTTATCATAATAATGTTTATAAAAATTCTTTATATCTGATATAACGCTCGTATTATTAGTTAATGGAAAAGTAAGATTAGGAGTAGCCAAATCCTGACTAACTAATCTTAAATCTTCAATAAACAATCTTCTTTTTGGAAATACTTCAAAATCAACTTCAATACCAGAACTTTGAACCTGGATCATATTTTGATTATTCCAAGTATTTTGTGTAAACTGAGTAAAGAAATCACCTTCTGCCGTAATATCTACTATTTTTGATTGTAATGGTAAATAATCGCTCTGTAGTTTTTTCTTTAATCCATATAATTTGATTAAAACTTCAGCTGGTGTAAATTCAGATGTTTCTACCACCTTAGGTAAATCCCATTCATCTAATTCGCCAGTCGGTTCGTTTAACCTATAGACTAAAGAAAATCTAGAAGTTTTCTTGTGATTTGAATTAGGTAATTCTATTTTAGAACTCTTATCAGCTAAAAATCCTTTTACGTCTTGATTTGGAACCGCAACAGCTAATAATTTACCAAAATTAGATGATTGCTCATTAATATTTAACCAGTACTCTTTAAGAGTTAAGTTATCATATCCATAAAATTTAATGGCATTTAATAATGCTTTATATGTACCAACAAACGGCAATATATTATGACCTTCTAATAAAAGTTCTTTTCTTTTATTATTAATTAATTTCCAATCTGTCGCTATTTCATTAATATCAGAGTGTCTAAAAATAAGACCTTCCTCTTCTTTAATAGACATACCCAAATTAGATAGCAATATAGTTAATCTTTCATCCTCAGCTTCAGTTTCTCCATATAATTGAATATCTGCAATTAAGTGTTTTTTAATTCCATTTTCAATTTCATAAATATAAAGATGTCTATAATGAATAGACTCTTCTTCAGACATTAACGCTATATTACAACTTAATGGTGTTTTATCAATATAATCACCAGTACCTTTAAAATCAGTTGATCCAGAAACAGTACCGAGTGTATTATTAGTTTGATTATATGTTATAACGCCTAAGTTATTAGAAATATCTGAAATCGCATCTGTTTTTAATTCAAATTTAGAAATCTCATATTCACCATTATTAACTACAGCATCGTATAAAAAAATATCTTTAGATGTGCCAAAATCATTTTGAAATTCAAATAAAATTTTACTAGAATTTGAATTTTCAGAAATAGGCTTAACATATTCTAAAACGCCTGAATTTACAATAACTTCTTCAAATACAAATAAATTTACAGTTTCATATAAACCCGTGGAAACTTTAGGCATGAAAATAGTTCCACTCCAAGATTGAAGATTTTCATCATATAAAAAATCTAATTCTCCTGAAGTGCCATTAAAAAAACGTAAATTTTGGTATTTTAACATGTTATCTTACTTTTTTATAATCTTTTCTAACAGTATAATTTTTATAAACTTTAAGCTGTGTAATAGACTCTACGAATTTAACTAATACGCTTTGAATTAATAAAATAAAATCGGTTAAGTATGTATTATTTAATAAAACCGAAGAAACACTTCGAGTTAACATGTCCTTTGTGTAGTCATGACCAGTATTTAATCTATCGTCTTTAACAGAATCTGTCGCATCATAAATACTATCAACACTCTTGGTAAATAATCCATCTGATAAATTCTTAATTTCTGCCATTAGATGTTCTTTCTATTTTGTGTTTGTATTCTAGAATAAATGGTATTAGGTACGCCAGGTTCATCAAAATAAACTGACAATGCAGCTTGTTCTCCAGCTTTAGCACCGTCAGCAACTACACTTCCGTCTCTATCGTTCCATCCGCCTCTAAATAAAGCTACTTCATTTTTACTTAAAATAATATCACCAAACGAATCTAAACCAATAACAGATTCTGGTAAAGGATCATTAGGTGCAATATTAACAGTATTAGTATTTACAGTTCTTTTAAAGAATACATATTTTTGTTGACCATTACCTATAGTTTCTAAAGTTGGTGTAGAAGGCGTAACTGTAATTGTTTCTACAGTATAATAACCATTAGCTCTAGCCTCTTCTTCTTTTTGTGAAACAAATCTAATATTTACAGAATCAATACCTTCAATAGCCTCTAATACTGCAATTAAATCAGATTTAGGTAATCTATCTCTTCTTGTAATATTCATTAAATATTCAGATATTTTAGATCTAATTAAATTAAAAAGATCTGCTTTAGAATAATTTTCAAAATATCTAACCTTAACATCTATTCTAAATTTTTTAACAACTGGATCAACTATTTGTACCTCAGTTGTAACCATTTGTTGTCCTGATTTTTCTAATACACCATAAATTGCGTTCTTCTCATCTTGAGAAAAGAAAAATTCATCTACAGGTAAACTAAAATAATCTTGATTTTTTGTTAATTTTTTCTTAGTATCAGGTAACATAAATAAGTAAATTACATTATCATCGTCTAAGTATCCATCGTCTGTTGAATTATAAGCATCTAAATAAGAGAACATCCCATATCGTGATAGAAAGTACTCGTAATGATCTGGTGTCGCTAACACAAATGACTTTGATGCTAATGGTGCAATTAATTTAGTCATGGCCAGATCTTCTGGATCAGCACCCATGATAGGCGCTACAGTACATTTAAGTTCTAATACATCATTTAAATTATGAGAATTTCCCATAGAATCAAAACCTTCAGTTTGAAATTTAAAAGTTAAATCTTTAGAGTGATTTAAATTACCAACGCTACCTCTACTAATAAAATATTCTATTTTAATAGTTGAACCTGCCGGCGGAATCATTCCGAATGATTCATTACCAAAATAAATATCCAAACCGTTTGATAAACCTGTTTTAATTAAATAACCTTTAGAATTAGCTTTCATATCATAGATAGAATCAAACTTCTCCCATTTTTCACCATTTACAGAAACTGTAACATTGTCATTGTCAGTTTGTTTTGTAATAATATTAAAAGATTGTAATTCTAATCCAGTACCCGTAACGGTTTGGGATTCTAAAACTCCCTGAATCACAGGAATATAAACATAATTAGCATTAGATTTTTCAATTCTAAATAAATCAGAATTAGTTCTAAGCGTATATGGAATTCCATTAGAATTAGATTTGATAACAGTATTGGCTGGTATAATTAAAGCATCTCCAGCTATATCATTTTTAGAAGACGTATTTAGTCTTATTGCTATTTCTCCAATAGCACTAGCACCTCTAAAAGCGTCGTGTCCAGTTAATCTAGCTAAACCATAGATAGATTCTGGATGTTGAGCTGTTAAAATGTTTTGTTCAACCGTTGCATCTTCTATATAGAAAAATAGCAATTCAGATATTTCAGAAATTACTTCTAATATTTGAGAAAATTGAGATGCTGTTGTAAACATATCGCCTAATCTTCCATATAATCTTCCTATATAAGTTTTAGTATCTGAAATTAATTCAGATGCTCTTATTTTAGAAGTAGATAAAAATTTTAAATTTGCCATTTAATTAATTACATATTTTATAATACAACTTGAAGTTGATATTGTGAATCTATTATCACATTGATAAAAACACCGTCTCTTTCTATACCTTTGGCATATTCAACTTCCACGTAAGTGTTAAACACGGTTGCCAATGGACAGTGCAATTCTATCTGATATTCTATTTCTTCTTTTATTTGCCAATCATTATAACTGAATTCATAAACCATTTCACCTAAATTACAACCAAAGTTATAGTTTCCCATAACCATGCCTTTTTCTGTAAAAAGCACGTTCTCAATCTGACTTATCAGTTGAGCAATTTGACTTTCAGACTGTAACTTAGAAGGATCAAAATTTGGATCACCTGCTGATTTTATGTAGAATTCCATTAAGTATATATTTTATTAAGAATGCATCATCCAATCTGTGCCTTCATCTGTTTTAATTTCTTCAATTACTTTTTCTAATTCACTTTCACCTAAAGATTGAATTGCATCAGCATTAATAGAAATACCGCCAGGTAAATTATAGCCAAATATTTGCATTTTATTACCTAACGCTATTTTAATTTTAGCAGCACAATATCTAAAGAAAGCTTCATCTGCAAAAAGAGCGCATTCTGGAACAGTTTCATAAACTTCTAAAACTACATCCTTTAATGGTAATTCTCCAGTAAAACGAATTTCATGTGTTAATTGATTATAATTAAAACTCAACGGATTATTTAAAATCTGTCTAGTTAAATCAAAATAACTTTCATTAATTACATAGTATTGTAAATTCTCAGCACCTGCAACAGTACCTGTACCACCATAAAGTCCGCCGTATAACATTCTTTCCATTGCAAAGTCACCTGTTGTAAAAGTCATTGAAGTTCCAGCTCCAAATCTAGAACCAATTTGTTGTACTCCATAAACAGAATAAACTTCACCGCCGCCAGTTGTTGGATCTTCTTTAGGTAATGTAAACGATCTTGTTCTTTTAAAATATTCAGTTTTAAAAAAAGCTACTGGTAATATGTAAAAACTTTCTTTTACAGAGTACTCATAATTTTTATAAAACCATTTTTTAGCACGTTGTACGATATTATAAACTTCCTTTTTAGGAATATTCATAGGAATCATACAAGATCCTGTAATATCGTCAGCTAATAAGTTTAAAAAATCATTTGTACATGTACTATCCCACGAAGGTGGCATAATTATTCCAGGTTCTTGACCAAAATTTATATCACTCATTACATTAATTTATTTTTTTAGATTTAACGATTTCTACATCATCAAATTTAGCTTTTTTAGAATCATATCCTCCTTCTCTAAAAATACCACCTTGCATTTCACCTTTAAATACACCGTCAGAACCATATATGTAACAATTTTTAGCTACACATCCGGCTGCAACAAATGATGAACCTATTTTAGAATTATTAATTTGAGTACCTTTGTAAAAATTACAATTATGAATATCTGAAGACTGTACATCGCATGAAAAGAAATCACAATATGTAACTTCTCCTTGTATTTTACAACCTATAAATTCGTAATTCTCTAATTGGAAACAATACGGTAAATTACCGTCCTTAACTTGTACTCTACCCGAATCCGAGTCATAGTTTATGTGACCAGCTGTCATTTGACCCTGCGTAAATAATGCAGAAACTCTATCTTTAACTTGAGGCCAATATAAATCTATTACATTTGAATCATTAGACAAATCTACAGTAAATTTACATTTTGGAAAATTCTTTTCAATATTTCTCCAATCTACTCTAAGTTCTATAATATTCTTATTGTCAGCTAAAATCTTTTTTAATTCTAATTTATTTAAATCAGTAAAAGAAGGATTGCTTGCAGTATTCCACATTTGGACAAGAAAATAATCCATAAGATCTAAAATCTTAGCAGATTTTTCATGCCAATTTTCACCGCCCAAATATCTAAATTCTAAATAATTTTTTTGTAACTTATCAAAGTTTACTCCATAATATTTAGTTTTAGGAAATATAAAATTGTTTTGGCTAATTTGTTCACCGTTATATGAGTAAGTTTCTACTCTAGGTATAACATACTTTATAGATTTTGCGTATGTTGAATTTTGTCTATTTGGAAAAGCTTTCCAAACTTTATCTTCATTAAGATCCAATATGAATTTTAATGGACTCATTTTTGAAATTAAATTTTTATTTCCAGATAATTTAGGATCAAAACTTAAGTTTAAATGAATTGAAGATCTATCTGTTGTATAACCGTTCTTTTTAATCCAGTCACACATCTTGATAATCATTAATCTACCAGCTGAATAAGGTACAGCACCTGTAACTAATTCTATTAGTCCAGCTCCGCCACTCATGTCTGGTTCCATTTTGAATTCATCCTGCGTTGGTTGAAAATCACTATGGGCTTTCTTTTCTATTCTAATCTTTTTGCCTAGAAGTTTGCCAACTTCTTTTGCTGTATCCTCAATGCTTGAATTGGAGTAGAATTCGAACTCTACTCCAACCAAAGCCTTTGATAAAATGTCTGAGTCTTTAAGGTTTATCATCTATATAATGAATTTTTCGTTCACTATATATATCACTCTACAATTATAGCAACTGTAAGAAAACCTTTCGACTAGATTCGTCGATCCTAGTTATAGTAACACTAATAGGATCTCCTTTTTTAATTGCTGTTATATCAATATCAACTAATTCAGAAATATGTAACAATCCAACGATACCTTCTTCGATAGTTACAAAAATACCGTAATCTTTAACAGCTTTTACAATACCTTGTACTTTAGCTGGCATT